TTGTGGGCGTGGCAAATGTGTTAGATGTTCACATTATTGGAAGCGGATGCGTCCTGCGTTCCGCCGTGATCTTCTTCTACATCTCGAACGAAGGAATCTCGATCATCGAGAACGCAGCGCGGATGGGGCTTCCCGTTCCGCAGAAATTGCAGGACATGATGCATAGTCTTAAAAATCAGTAGGATACATAACAACTTCAACGCCCGGCGGCTTACCGTCGGGTTATTTTTATGCCCGCAAAGGTGACCACAAGAGCCGGTTTTGTCCGCTGTTCCATGAAGGGAGATGTAATGCAATGACTAGGGAAGAAGGAATACGGGAAATGACGTATCAGATGGTGATGCGTGCTTCATGGAAAATGTTGCAGAGCGGACTTTTGTCAGAGGACGAGTATCTTGCGTTTGAAGCGAAAATGCGCGAGAAATATCGTCCCGTCATCGGGCTTCTATTTTCAGATATTGACTTGCTATCGTGCGGATAGTACGGGAATATGGGACTGGAAAGGAGGGAGCACCATGAAGATACGAAGAGTTCAACCAAGCCCTATATTGCAGAAAAAGCTGCGTGTTGCGGCATACGCCCGCGTCTCTGTGGATACGCTTCACCACTCTCTTGCAGTGCAGGTCAGTTACTACAGCAATCTCATCCAGAACAATCCTGCGTGGGAATATGCCGGCGTGTACGCAGACGAAGGAATCACAGGGACAAGTACCGCGCATCGGACGGAGTTCAAGCGGCTGATCGCGGACTGCAACGCCGGGAAGATTGATCTGGTACTCGTCAAAAGCATCAGCCGTTTTGCCCGTGACACCGTGGATTGCCTCAATACCATTCGACAGCTGAAAGAGAAGGGGATCGCCGTTCGTTTCGAGAGGGAGAACATTGATTCCACATCCGAGGACGGAGAGCTGCTCTTGACGCTGCTCGCATCCTTTGCCCAAGAAGAGAGCAGAAGCATCGGCGACAACATCCGATGGGGCGTACGGAGACGATTCGCCGAGGGGATTCCGAATGGGCATAAAGCACCGTACGGCTACACTTGGGATGGCGAGATGTTCCGCATTGTTCCTGCTGAGGGCAAGATCGTCAAGGAGATATTCCGGAGATACCTTGCCGGAGAATCTGCCTACGCCATCGCAAAGACACTTGCGGGGCGCGGAATCACAGGACGGCAGGGGAGACCGATCGAGCAGACCACGGTAAAGGACATCCTCTCCAACATCTCCTACACGGGCACAATGGCGCTGCAGAAGAACTACATCACGGAAGGTCATATCCGCAAGCGGAATAAAGGGGAACTTCCCATGTATCTGGTGGAGGGGATGTTCGAGCAACTCGTGTCAAAGGTAGATTTCGACAAGGCGCAGGAGATACGGAAACGGAGAGCCGAAGGGGCGGCCAATCGGAATCCTGTGCTGATGCCATTCTCGGGAATGGTGAAATGCGGATGCTGCGGCGGCGGCTTCAGCAGAAGAACCGCCGGGAAGTACAGGCGATGGGGATGCAACACAAGGGAGCGGAAGGGCAGAGAATCCTGTGACAGCCGTCCAATCAAGGAAGAGGAGCTTGTTGCTGCGGTCAGAACCGTCATGGAGAAGGATGATTTCGATACCGCTGAACTCAGGCGTAAGGTGTCCAAGATCGTCATTTACGGCGATCGGATCGACTTCCATCTTGTCAACGGACGCATAAAAAAGACTGCCCGCATCTATAACGGGCAGCGCGGCAGCAATCCCTTCACCAACAAAGTGTACTGCGCTTCCTGCGGCAGCAAGTGTGAGCGCGATACATGGACGAAGGGGACTAAGGTGTGGGCTTGCAGTCAGCCGCGCACGAAATGCCGATTGAGGAGATTACCAGAGTCAGAACTGAAGGAAGCTGTGGCATCCTTTTTTGGCAACTCCTGTGAAGGGCAGATTGTGCAGAACGTCGAGCGGATTGTCATATCCGACGATGAGGTCATATTTCAACTCAAAGAAGGAGGCGCATACCGATGGCAAAGACAGTGCGGGTGATTCCTGCAACTCCCAGAGTGTTTCGGTCAGAAGTTGCGGCAGAACCAAGGCGGCGCAGAACGGCAGGATATGCCAGAGTTTCGACCGATCATGAAGAACAGGCTTCCAGTTACGAAATGCAGATGGCGCATTACAAGAACTACATCGAGAGTCGTGCAGACTGGGATTTCGTCGGCATGTATTCGGACGAGGGAATCAGCGGCACGAACACCAAGAAACGCGATGGCTTCAATCAAATGATCGAGGATGCCCTTGCCGGCAAGATTGATCTTATCATTACAAAGTCGGTCAGCCGCTTTGCGCGGAATACCGTGGATTCTCTGCAGAACGTCCGCAAGCTCAAGGAAAACGGCGTAGAGATTTACTTCGAGAAGGAGAACATATGGACGTTCGACACGCGCGGAGAACTCCTTATCACGATTATGTCCAGCCTAGCGCAGGAGGAAAGCCGCAGCATCTCGGAGAACACCACATGGGGCAAGCGGAAGCAGTTCGCCGAGGGCAAGACCAGTGTGGGCTACAGTGCCTTTCTCGGGTATGACAAGGATTTCAAAATCAACGAGGAACAGGCGAAAGTGGTGAAGCTCATCTACAAACTCTTCCTCGGCGGGCGATCCTTCTATGCCATTACCAAGGAACTGGAGAAGCGCGGCATCAAATCCCCGTCGGGAAAGGATAAGTGGTACATTTCCACGGTGCGCTCCATCCTCACGAATGAGAAGTATCGCGGTGATGCACTGATTCAGAAAGAGTATACGGCGGACTTTCTCGATAAGACGCGACGCAGAAACATGGGAGAGATTCCGCAGTACTATGTGGAGGAACATCACGAGGCGATTATCCCGCCAGATTTGTTCGACTTTGTGCAAGCGGAGATAAAGCATAGAGAACAGAACGGTAAGCACAGTGGCGTAAGCATCTTCGCGAACAAGATAAAATGCGGCTGCTGCGGCGGTTACTACGGTGCGAAGGTCTGGCACTCGACCGACAAATACCGCAGAGTCATCTATCGCTGCAACAAGAAATATGCCCACAAGGGCAAGCCGTGCAGTACAAGGCATCTGACAGAGGAGGAGATCAAGCGAATTTTCGTCAAGGCGCTGAACTCTTTGGTGGAAGTCAAAGAGAACGTGATCGCAGAACTGCGATCTCTGATTGACAGCGTTTGTCAGATGGAGGAGCTGATAGAGGAGCGCAGTATGGTAGAGCAGGAACTTCGCAGTTTGGCAGAACGGCTCGAAATGCTGATTCACGAGAATGCACGGGTGGCACAGAATCAGACAGCGTATCTGAAACAGGAAAATGAGATTCGTAGACTCTATGTGGAAAAGCAGGGGCATCTGGCGAGGTTGGACGAGCGAATTGCCGAGAGGGAGAGTAAGAGAAATATCCTAGAGGGCATGATTCAAGTGGTATGTGGTATCAACGGGGAGCAGGTTGCGTTTGATGAGGAGTTATGGGGCGGACTGCTTGATTACATTGTGGTCAAGGAAGATGGGCAGGTGATCGTCGTTTTCAAGGGTGGGATTGAGATTGGTGTTTGGAAATGAGGCCCTAGAACTTCCATCCGACAGAGAACCCGCCCGTCACCTTAGCCGTGTGGAACCCGTCAGGCTTTCGTACCGGCATCGCCGCAAAGACATCATAGGACAGAGCATCAATCATCCCGCGCACGCCGAACGCCGCCCCTGCGATCGTGTGCCCGTTGTAGAGATCCGCACCGGCGCCGTACACCGCACCGACATCAAGGCCGAGATAGAGCTCCAGCTTCTGCTTCGGGAACCGCGTCGCAAACTCATTGCGGAGATACCAGCCGTCCGTCCCCATCAGCGTAACCTCGCCGTCGAAGCCCCGTACCGTATACCGATTCCCCATGCTGATCATATCCGTTCCGTAGAGCTCCATCCCGTCCATCGTCCACTGCCCGTGAAAGGATGTCGTAAACGTCGCAGGACGGTGGCTGAACTCAAACGGATGCACATAGTCCGCATCCAGGAGCCACATCCGATACCGCGTCCGCGGCATATCCTCATAGGGACTCTCCTCCTGCGCGCCCATCCACCCGAGACCAAATCTATGGGCCAAACGGAAATAGAGCGTATCTCTTTTTAGATACAGACGCTCTGCAAGCCCGACCTCCACCGATGTCTGATGCATCGCCTGGATCGGAAGCTCGACATCGTTGAGGAAGCGATGCGAGTTCCGCTTGCGCAGACGAATGTCCATACTCGTCTTTCGATTTGACGAACGGCTCAGCACATAATCCCATGAAAGTACAGAGATATTCGTATCGCCTGCACTGATGAAATCATAGGGCATGCTTGCTACTGTCTGATGATATTTCGACCGCTGGTAGGAGAGGGAAAAGGTGTGGCGTCCGTAGGGATAGGTATAGCTGATATTATGCCCGCGCGTTCCCTTCTCATAGCCGTCGCGAGCACCATCGAGATTCATGCCGATGCGGAGCATATCGTTCTTATGAAAGAGCTGGTCGATGCCGAGCGATGTGTACCACTGGAGCCTGCCCGTATCCTTGAGTCCGGAGTCGTCGAATGAGATCGTTCCGTAGACATTCCTGCCGCGCTTCACATTCAGTACGATATCCGTCATCTGGGGCTCATCGGCAGGCAGGAGCCGAACGGAGATATCCTGTGAGGGAAGACGCTTTGCCTGCTCGATGCCCTGCTCGATGTCCCGTACATTGAGGACATCTCCCTCGCGGAAGGGGAAGAGATTCTTCCAGTAGACCGTATCACTGCCGTCAGCAAAACGGACGACATGAATATACCCCACGAGGAGGACAAGGCGCAGCTCGCCGGAGGAGAGATTCTGTTCGGGAACGGCAACGCGGCTTGTCGAAAAACCGCGGGACATGAGCGCGCGGTTCATCGCGGTGACGAGATCGTTGATCTCGCGCAGAGAGAGCTCTTTTCCCTCATAGGGGCGGGAAAGACGTTCGAGGAAGCGAAAACGTTCCGTTTGATTTTGGATCGTAATATGGGAGATATGAAAGCGTACACTCTCATCGGCGGAGAGATCAGAGGAGGGAGGGAGAGGCATAACGACCTCCGTACGCTCCTGATTCCTGTGTTCCTGCCGCTCAGCCTCCTGCGCACGCGACTGATCGAGCTGTTCCTGTTGGGCAGGGGCGGCGATAGCTGGGACGGCAGAGAAGGAGAGGAGGGGGATGAGGAGGAGAATTGAGGGACGGTTGAGTGTTATCAAGTGGAGTCGCCTACTTTCCAAAGAAAAATTTACCTATTCGATGATAGCAAACAGTGCGAGCGTTCCCATTATAAAAAAATAGATTGTGATAGCGAAATATAATATCTTATGATCTTTTATTTCGTTGAAAACTTGTAACTGATATTCTGAACGAGGATAGTTTGGCATTTTATCTAATTCTTGTAAAAAAACCAAAACATATTTTCTTAGTAAAATTGCTGTAATTCCAGTGCAATAAAGGACAGCTACCAACAATTCTTCTGTATAAGCACTTGTATAAGCACTGCCTAGTAGAAATAGGCAACACATTATAATCCATGGTAATTTTCCTATTAAGAAAAAACGAAAGTAAGCTTGCTTCACACGGGGGGACCAAAAAGACCCTGTTGATTTATAGTTCCATAATGCTCCTCCTATGATAATAATACTTCCAATTATGTATATATATAATCCAAGATTTGTAGATGCATTTATTTTTTCCAACACTTGCATTGCCCTTCCTAAAATGATATATGGCATTGATAGAACTATTTTGCCTGTCCATCTTTTAGAAGGATTTTTCTCAATTCATACTTTGCAATATCTCCTGCGACGCTACCTGTAATAGCAGCTGTTGAAGCAGTGAATATCGAGGCTGGTCCCGATTCAGTGGCGGCAAATCCGCCAATTGCAGAAAATAATGTTGGCAGTACATCCGTTCCTAGCGCTATAGCCAAGTTTGTTCCAGAATAAATGTACCAATCTTTCCGCATATCTCTATATGTCCACCCCATTCCTACGACGCCGCCTAATTTAAGATAGACTGAAAGCGATCTTACAAAATGTCCCTCCCTTTTGACTGCATCAGGGAGTCGATTAGAGACATCTGTAGCACTATTGATTCCGATTGAACCAAGTATGCTAAATTCTGTTTCTTTTTCAGGCAATACGAGATTTGTGCCATCAAAATTCTTTGGTGTGTGTATTTCTGTAACACGTTCGTATTGTTGAATATTAGAGGTTGAGTGTCGGATAGATTGCGCCTTTTTGGAAACTAATACGTCTCGATTCCAATAACCATCCTCTACTGCGACAGTTTCGGGAGAAGACCAACCAGAAGAACGAAGTGTTTCGTTATATTTTTTGAAGAATTCAATAGCACTTTCCTTTGTAATTCCGGCATCCATAAGATATCTAATAGCCTTGGGGTAGTTGTCGGTATTTTCTGCGTGCTTCCAAGCAGAGTTTGCAAGAGCAGGCTCTTGTTCTGATAGAGTCTTATGCATACCATCAATATATTGATCTATCTCTTCTTGTGATGGCGTTGTACCATCGTTTTTCTTTAGAGTTTCTTTTGCTATGGTTTCAACGGGATAGATATCTGGAAATTCCATTAAGAAATAGTTCCACTTCGTCCCACTTGCAGCCGCAGATGCTCCTGCGAGAGCATTCCCACCCGCGACTTTTGCAGCAGCGGCGCCAATGATGGCGCTGACGATTTGCGCTGTGCCGGGATCTTTGCCCTTTAGGTTCTTGATGAGCGCTTCGTTGAGTCCTGCGCCAACGGCACCCAAAGCAAAGCCGGCACCTGTGATCTGGCTCATGATGCCGCCGATGATCGCATGCACGGCAATCTTTCGTCCGCTTCCGTCGTCCTTCATGTTGTAGGCGAGACGGAATGCCTCCTCGCCGAAGACCGCGGCAAGCTCCTGCTGTTCCTCGATCTTCTTTTTGTCGAAGATTCTGCCGAGCGCGCATTCTCTGTATCACGGCTGAGCGCCGAGACGTCCTGTGTCGGATTTTCCCTTATGTCGATCGTACCGGGCGCGATGGCAGACGTTGTCGTGCTGCTTGCATCGTCCTTGACGGACATGGAGATGATCGGCAATCTTTGTACGCAATTTTATTTACTATAATCCTTTCCGTGCCATATTGTGCTCTCCATAAAATATGTATTATTTTCTTCATCTGCCAATTTGCTCTCCAAACAAAACTCCCGAACACTTTCTATATCTCCCTCAGAAAGCATGTTTCCGACAATCTCAAGCTCATAATCCCATCCCAGCGCTACTAGATATTTATGATAAGCTTTTGCCAAAGTTTCATTCCAAATCCCATGACGGATCAAACATTGAAAGGAAGAAAAAACCACAATATAGAGCCAGCAGACAAGATATCTCCCCGAGTTTATAAACTCTAAAATATCCTGTATGTCTTCGTCGTTGATATCCCCGTGAATATAATCAAGGAATTGCTTTATCTTCTTAGTTTTTATCTCATTTGGCTCAAACGCAATGTAGGTTGTATCTGAAAAAAACTTTGCTAGATTCATTTTATCCTCCTAGTAATAAATACGTAAATACAACATCATTTGCAACAACTTATTTTGATATTATTGCGGTTGGATAAAAATCCGAAATATAAAATATGTTTCCGATTTTTATCATTGTGATTCGTAAGTTTACTGGTACACGTTTACCGTAGCCATTACTCAGCAAAACATGCTCATTGCCATTGACGAGCTCTCCTTTATCTAGATTTCCTTGTGCATAATGCGTTAATGCGCAATTTATAACGGTTGTTAAAAGTTCCTTTTTATTGGTATATCTAAAGCTTGGAATTGTGCCTCCTTCTTGTGATTTATGATCCCTATAATAGGCATGACCTGTATTGATATGCAGTTCATCACCATCTCCCATGTATAAACGCATCCTTTCTTCTGTTGTGTCTGGATTGGTTATTATCGCATTATTGAGTGCGTATTCTACATTATTTGCGTTTATCCAAACGAATTTCCATAACTTAAAATAGTAGAAGTCAGAGAATTTATTCCACTTCGTCCCGCTCGCCGCCGAAATCGCTCCCGCTGTAGCATCCCCATGAATCGCTTTCGCTGCGGCTGCTCCAATCACGCCACTGATGACCTGGGCAATCGCAGGGTTAAGACCTTTCAGATTGTTAATCAGTGCTTCGTTGAGACCTGCACCTGCTGCACCAGAAGCAAAGCCCGCCCCTGAAAGCTGGCTGATGAGTCCACCGATGATGGTGTGAATCAGAACTTTACGTCCACTGCCATCGTCGGTGAGATTATGCGCGAGACGGAAGGCTTCTTCGCGGAACACGTTTACGAGTTCCTTCTGTTCCTCGACACTCTTCTTGTCAAAGATTCTGCCAAGCTCGTTGAGTGCGTTTGCAGTATCTCTGCTGAGGGCAGAGATGTCCTGCGCCGGATTCTCGCGAATGTCGATGGTTCCCGGTGCGACGGCGGCTTTTGTGGTGCTGTCCGCACTTCCCTGTACTACGGTGGGAATCGAAGGAGTGGAGTGCAGTGCCTGCACCACTTTCAGGCTTTCTATTTTGTTTCCTTCAGGAGTCTTCTCTTTTGTTCGGACAAGCGTCGGTTTTATCTGCGCAGAAGAGCCTGTGTCTTTTGCCCTGTAATCCGCCTCATTTTTGAGGTCGTTAAAGGTGAACGTTCCCGTTGATAAGAGGTTCTTGTCAGGGGATGCCTCACTTGCGATCAGTCCACCCTTGAGGTCGGTGTTTTCTCGGGCGTAGATGTCGAAACCTTTGCTCCCTGCGAAGAATCCTGCCTGCTCGCGTGCACTGCGATAGTGGGAGTCGATGGTTCCTTTGCTCCAATCCCTGCCAATGATCGGTTTAGAGAAGTGTTTAGTCAAAGGATTCATGCTCCAAGAGATCCCAAAGCCCGTGGAGGTATTCTGCTCCTCATAGGTTTCTTTCTCTTGGAGGGTCTCAATATTGAGGTTCCCGCCGACTCTTGCCGTGACCTTGTCTCCCTGCACCTTGCTCCCAAGGATGTCCGTATCCTTGCCGGAGGTGATGACCGCATTCTCCTCAGCACGGATGAGGGCAGGGGTGTAGGAGGTGTAGGTCTCCTTGCTGTTGCCTTTGGCTCTGTTTACATTGATGCTGATGTCGCTGAGTCCGTTTATGCCAAAGGATGCCCCGATGCTTGCGGAGCTGTATTTATCCACGGTGGTGGTAACGCTCGTGTTTTCTCCTGCTTCAAGGCGCACGTTCCCCTTGGCGGTGAGAGAGACGTCTTTGCTCTCGACGGTGGAACCCTTGATGGTGAGGTCGCGCTCTGCTGCGGTGAGATTTGCAAGCTCTCCTGCGCGGATCATGCTGCCCGCATATTCTCTCGTGACGTTCTCGCTCCGATTGTAGGAGCTGCTGCTACCGAGGCTGAGCGTGAGAGAGGGGGTATAGGATTTATCTAGGGCAAGGGCATTCTTCCCGAAGTAGTCGTGGATGAGGCGTCCGGTTCTCCATGCATAGACAGCTTTCAGGCGATCATCCTCGACCTCTCCCATGCGCTTTAAGGGGGCATAGAACTCCTGTCCGAGATCGATGAGACCGTGTCCGAAGCTGACGGTAAGGCCGGAGGTCTTCACCTCCTTGGTGTAGCTCTCGCGGTAGACGTTCTCCCTGCCGTCGATGGTGGTCTCCTTTGCGGTGACGGATGCTTCTTTTCCTGCGAGGACGTTCGCTGAGGTCAGATGCGCCGTCTCTCCTGCGGTGAGGGAGACATTTCCGCCAAGGGCAGCAATATTTGTTCCCTGCTGGGTAGTCGCTTCTCTGTCATGATCGGTCTTCGTGCGCTGTGTGCCGATGGTAAAGCCAAGTCCGCCCGAACCGAAGATGCCGGATTTCTTGACCTCCTTGTAGTGATCAAGCCGCGCATAGTTCTCGGCTGTGGTAAGATTCAGGTCTCTTCCTGCAGAGACGTTTGCACTGCCGTCTGCGATGACATTTGCCGCCTGGAGCTCTGCATCTTTTGCTGCGGAGATATGGATGTTCTTTCCGGAGATATTGGCAGAGAGTGCCGAACGCTCCTCGCTGTCGGTACGGATGGTGGTGGTCTTGCTGGAGAACAGGCCGCGCTCTTTGTACCGCATAGCGTAGTGGTCTTCGGAACTTTCCTCTCCTGATGTGATCTTGACGTCGTTTCCGGCGGTGAGGGAGACATCTGCATTCTTGCTTGCAATAGCTGCCGCTCTTATGTTCAGGTCATTTCCTGCGGCAAGATTTACATTGCCGTCTGCTTGGATCTCTGTGACAAATTCGGTGCCGCGCTTTGTCCGCAGATAGTTCGAAGCGTCGAGGGTCATGTCTTTTTCACTTTGGAGTCTGTTGGTACCCAGGACAATGTCGTTTCCTGCCGTGAGCTGGATGCTGCCGTTTTTTCCCTGTGCGGAAAGATTTGCGCCCGTGAGCTCAATGTTCCTTCCTGCGCGCATCAAAAGAGTGCCCTCATCGTTCTTGACGGAGATATTTGCCGTCTGATCAAGGACGTCCTGATGGGGCAGTTTCTCTGTGGTGCTCTGTGCGTAGATACTCTCTTTCGCATCAAGGAGAACAGAGGACTCTCCCTGAATGGTGCCGGTGGTCTTTAGGGCGGTATCTGAGGTAAGGGCTATATCTTTGGCAAGAATCAGCCCTTCGTTTTCGATGTCTCCTGCATGTGCACGGATGTTCTCACCGTAGAGGGTGCCGGCATTTTTGAGTGCTTTTGTTGTTTCGACGCTGATGTTTTTGGCAGAGATGAGACTGCCGCCTGCGGTGAGTCTCAGACCGTTTGTGTTTTTCATATAGAGAACGGGATAGACGGCGCGTTCTTTTTTGCCGCGGACATAGACCTCGCGCTCCTCGAGCCAGATCATGTCAGAGGTCAGCGCCTCGATCTGCTCTTTGGTAAGAGCAACGCCGGGGGCGATGTTCATCTCCGCGGCATACGAAATCCCCGCATCCATGAGTGCCTGGAATGCGGCTTCATCGTCGGTATAGCCGTCGAGGTGCCGTTTGCCGGTCCGGCGGAGGATCTGCTCGGCAAAGAGCTGCTGTTCGTAGAAGCCGTCGCCGATTCTCTTGGGGACTTTGTCGGGATCCCACCGAAGGCGCTGGTAGATGTAGTCGGAGGAGAGGAATTTGCGCCGGTCGGTGAAGGCAGGATCGGTCTCGATGAGATATTTGGCCGTGCTCTCGGGGTGCACGCGGTAGAGGGCGCTGACGAGGAGATGCTCGGGACCCTCGCCGCCGTTTCCTTTGGCAAAACCGTCCGGTGCAAGACCGAAGGGGGAGAGGGCGTTATGGATGCGCCTTCTCTGCTCGTCGGTGAGATTCTCCTCGCGGGTGCCGCCCTCATAGAGACCGACACCGATGGGGGAGGCCCCACTGAGCGCGACTTCGGGCGTCATGAAGACACGGGACTTAGAGCGACGCTGACGTCCTTTGCGCGGCCGGGGCGGTTTCCGTGTGTAACTGAACTGTGTGGTTCCAAGCGTGACGGTCTGTGCCTGCTGTTTCTTTGCCTCCTGTGTGAGGGCACCTGTTGTATGGAGTGTTCCGCCCGCGATGATGTTGCTGTCTTTGTTTACGGTATCTCCGTGCAGCTCGATGCTGCCGCCGGCACGGATGTTGCCGGGCATGGATGAGGTGACCTTTTCCTCTGAGGTCTGCGTATAGGTCTCGATGAAGGTGAGAAGATGGATCTTTTGCCTCGCGGCCTCCTCAATGGGCGCATTGTATTTCTTCGCCGCTTCGTTGTGGGCGGCGATCTTTTCGTTGAGCTCAGCAAGGATGCCTTGGTACTGCGTGTCCCAGGCTGCCTGTGCGGGATCTCCGTTTTTGGGGCGCGGCGTGTTCATGGACGCAACGCCCAGTTCCTTGAAGATGGGATCGTCGTAGGCGTAGTTCGGCGCAAGGGTGCCGATGAGCTCCTCCGGGACGGGCGTCTTCCCCGCTGCGATCTCCTCGGGCGTGAGCGGGCGGATCTTTTCGTAGGCCGCCGGTTCATAGATGGGCTTTAGGGGCACTTCGCTGTGATACGCGCCGTAGCCGCTGCTAAGGTTACGGAATTCGCTTGCGGGAAATACCTTTCCCTCTTCTTTGTGTCCCTGCTCATTGATAAGAATCTTGGTGGGGTTGTAGTGGCTCTCGGTGACGACGCGCTTTGCGGCAAAGGCGGCGTTCTCGTTCGTTATGACGGGCGCGGTGATACGCATATTCCCCTGCGCCTCAATGCGCGCGCCGTGGTTCTTTAGTTCTTCGTTTGCCGTAAGAGAGAGAGCTCCGCCGGAGTAGAGGAGTGCATTGCCGCTGTTTTGGATGGTGTCGGCACTGAGACTGAGATCCCTGCGTGCGGCAATGACGCCTGCAGGCTTTTCTTCGAGTGCTGCTTTTGTCTTCTCGACGATGGCCTGCTGCGCGTCGTAGGCTGCTTGTGCGTCGCTGATCTTCCCGTTATATGCATTTATTGCGGCATTCAGATTCCGCTGATGAAAGGAGAAATGACCTCTCTTTATGACAGGGAAATCGGTTGGAACGTTCCGATGTGCCTCTTCAACCTGCTGCTCTCTTTCCTTGAGGACTTTCATTTTCTTTGCAAGGCGATTTTCGAGAACACTGTCCGTTTCGTTGGTGATGGTCTTTGCCTGGATGCGGATCGTGTCGCCGTAGATGAGGCCGTGGTTCTCGATGTCCTCGGCGCGGACGGCGGCACTCCCGTCGCTGTAGAGGCTGCCGGAGGTCCTGAGGTTGCCGTTTACATCGAGGGAGACGGCGCGCGTGGCGCTGACCGTTCCCCGGAGGTTGACGCCGAGTCCCTTCTCGGTGCCGACGAGTTCGACACGGTTCGCATACATGCCGCCGATGTCTGCAAGGTCGATGGCATAGGAGGGTGCAGAGCGCAGGACGTTGTCCGCAGTGATGGGGGTGACGCTGCCGTCTCTGCCGACCTCATTGGCTCCCGCAGCGAGTCTTGCATGGTTCGCCCAAATACCTGCGTTGATCTCGATGGCACGCGCATAGATCTCAGCGGAATCCGCACCGCGCGCGTCGAGTCCTTTCCCGGTGATGAGGGCGTGCCCGTCCTCCACGCGAATCCCGGTGAAGTTTCCTGCGGCATCGGTCTCGCTGCGTCCGGTGGCAAGGATGGCACGGGAGGTATTTAAAAAACCAGCGCCGTCTGCGAGGATTCCGTTCGGGTTCGCAATGACGACGCTGGCTTTGGCTCCGGCGACCTCGAGGAAGCCGCGGAGTTCGGATGGATTCCTCCCCATAACCTCGTTGACGATGATGCGCGCCGGCCCGCCGATGAGGTTCGGATTGCCCTCGATGTACCCGGCGAGCTGTGTATTGGCGAAGAGGAAGGCGTTGTTGAGGATGGCGCCGCGCTCCGGGACGCTGAAGGAGTCGTAGCGGTTGAGGGAGACCTCACCGGAGGGTGCCGTGATCTGAACAAGGGGGATGCCGCTGCTGCCCGCCTCGGTGACGACGGGGCGCTGAGCAGAGGATGCGGCGGGATCGGCGACGATGTCCTCCGCAAAAACAAGAGCCGGCTGCACCGTAAAGATCCCAAGCGTTAGCCAGCAGGTAATCTTTCGCACGAGATCTTTCTTCTTCATCTTTGGTGTCCTCCTTGAAACCATATCCTTACACAATATAACAAAGTAAATCAATAATAACACGAATCAATGGGTTCTTACAAGGATATTATTTCAATGAGATAGAAAAAGTAATTCTTGTTGGAGTTGTATGATTGTGTCTTTTCAAAGGTGTAGGAGATCGACGTTTGGAATCTCTTTTCTTTTGCAAAGAATCATTAGGCAACACACCCTCTCTTGTGTTATAATTTTCTTATATTTGAAACGTAGGAGGGAAGGCCGTTGTTTGCAAAGACCTATGGTGCGACGACCCTCGGGATTGATGGACGAATTATCGACGTTGAGGTGGATGTGTCGCCCGGGCTGCCGGGCTTTGAACTGGTGGGGCTTCCCGATACATCGGTGAAGGAATCGAAGGAGCGGGTACGCACTGCGATTCGGAACTCGGGCATTCAGCTGCGGCAGGAGCGGGTGACGGTAAATCTTGCACCTGCCGATGTCCGAAAGGACAGCTCGGGGCTTGATCTGCCGATTGCGGTTGGTCTCCTTGCATCCTACGGTATGGTTCCGGAGCTGGCGGTGCAGAGCGCACTTTTCTCGGCAGAACTCTCTCTCGATGGGAACTGCCGACCGATTAGCGGCATCCTTCCAATGGCGATTACGGCGCGGGAACATGGGCTGACAGAGTTTTACGTTGCACCGTCCAATGCAGACGAGGCACTCTTGATTGATGGGCTGAAGGTCTATGCGGTCGAGAATCTGGCGCAGCTTGTGCGTCATCTGACTGGCATGGAGGTGCTGACTCCTGCTGTGCCACGCCCAACAGAGCAGAAAAAAGACGCTGCATTTACCGATGACTTTGCGGACGTGCAGGGACAGTATCAGGCGAAGCGTGCGCTTGAGATTGCGGCGGCGGGAGGGCATAATGTTCTGATGGTCGGTGTGCCCGGCTCGGGCAAGACGATGCTGGCGCGTCGCATGAGTTCGATTCTGCCGGAACTGACGAAGGAAGAAGCCATTGAGATCACGAAGATCTACAGCATCTCGGGGCTGCTCGGAAAGGATACGGGACTTGTGACCACGCGCCCCTTCCGCAGTCCACATCACACGTCCTCGACGGTAGCGATGATCGGCGGCGGGAGTATCCCGCGTCCGGGCGAGGTGACGCTTGCGCATCACGGTGTGCTCTTTCTCGATGAGCTGCCGGAGTTCAGCAAGAAGACGCTTGAGGTGTTGCGTGAGCCGATTGAGGATCGTCAGATTACGGTGTCGCGTGCGAACGCGACGCTGACCTTTCCCTCTAGTATCATTTTGGTAGCGGCAATGAACGAAGTAACGTCGATAACGATACAATGTAATGGGATTCGAAGAGTGGCTTGATGTTTTGTTGAATCATACAAATCAATTCCATAAAACTGTAGGGTCGAGCGCATGGGAGTTTCTTATGCCTCGACCCTACAATATTTAATCGTTGATTTTCCAGTGTCCGAATCGTTTGCTGCCGACGCGCTCTACGCGACCAGTCTCACGAAGCTGTTTTACTTCACGTTCAATTGTCCTTTTTGCTACGTTTAGTCTTTCTGCTATTTCAGCCATTGTTATTTGGGGATTATCTATGATCAACTCCAGAATCCTATCCGCTATACCGACATCCAAACCGACATTTAAACCGCCATCATGTCGGTTTGGAGATTTTGGATGAGCAATAAGTGCACTTTGGAGTGCCTTGAAATGTACTCGAAGTCCATTTCCTCGTAATTCATAAAATGGAAGGTCTGCCCCCAGCTCCTTGCAGGCCTCGCAGATTTTTTCGATACCGCGTCCCCAATGTTCAATGTATCCAGCACGGTAGAATACGTTTGCAATATCTGGATTGTAGGGGATGGAATCATGAGGCTCCATCAGGGTCTCAACCGTCCATCCATCTGGAAGAATGCACTGATTGCTTATGATAAACGACTCATTCTCAATGCGAATCTGAACGGGAGTCCCAAACATATAACAGGTGTGGGCAATTGCGTTATATACTGCCTCACGGATGGCAGCTCTTGCATAAGGGTATGTTTCCACCCGACGATCATGTATATATGACACGTTAGCTTTCAGATACTTCAGATAAATCAGATCGATTACTTGATCTGCATTCTTTATCAACGAACTTTCAAGATCATCATGATATTGCAGATCCGCTCCATCTCCAAACTTAGCGATCTTTATATAACTACCATTTTGTACAACACTGGGGTCGTGGTAAAAGAGCAACACTGCTGATCTTTTTAGTTTGCCGTTGGATATCAGATGCAACTTGCTTAAAAGTTCTGCGTTAGAAAGATCAAGATCCTCCTGAGCCATTCGTTTGCTTCTGAGGGCTTCTCTACGGAAAATTTTGAGGCTCTCCTCGTCGAGATCATCTACTGTAATGTCTTCGACTATTACATCCTCCCAACGAACGCCTGTCTTTCGCATAATGAACTGCGATAGTGCAATTCCTGTCAGTTGCTGCTTCGTAGCTCCGCTGCGATAATGGAATTCTCCATGATAGCTGATAGGGAAAGTGCTAGGCTCTACTTTGATTTCGAGATATTCCACACCATCTTTTGTGTGTTTGTTGACATCCGCAACGATTCCAAGACCGGATTGGATTTTATTCGGAATATCCTCCAGCAGTCTTTGGATGTTCTTTACACCGACAATACTTCCGGAGTCATTCACTCCGATGTACATCGTGCCGCCCTGTGCATTGGCAAAACCACAGAGCCATTTCAGATACTCGTCCCGCCAAGACTCTTTATATTCTACATTCTGAGTTTCGGACATTCGTCATTTCCTCCAAAGTATATTGTTTCTCTCTGATCTCGTGTAGCTTGCTAATGATAAGGGAGATCGCGTCAGATGTAAGGGGAATAAAGACGCTGTTTATGGAGACATCAATCTAGTATCTCCCTTTTACTCTATATAATACAATATATTATACCATAGAATCCTCGCCCTATTAAGAAAGTAGCTATGTCCAAGGACATTATTTTACATTAAAATAAGATTAAAAACTTTACAATATACAATATCCATACTGAGAGATCTAAGAAGGACTTTAAATGTCAAAAAAAGATAAAGACAGGTGGGAAACAGAGATATGGTAGTCATCATCATTTTTTGAAAAAATTGCACAAAATTGCTTGAAATTTGCTTGTTTGTGCAATATAATGTTGATATATCAATCACACAGGTCAGAAATACCATAGGAGGTGCAAAATCATGCAAGAAGAATACACCCGTGTCAAGCCTGTGGATAAGGAGCGAATGTCCAAGTATCTCGAGGCTGCTAAGGGACCGGGGCGGACGATGAAGCAATTTGCAGAGGAATGCGGTGTAAACCCATCTACATTTTCACGCATAGTAAATAAAAAGCTTGGAGGTGCCAGTACCGAGACTGTTATTCGCTCGATCTTTGAGCATAGAGATCGCACAAGTGGAATCACGCTTGAAATGCTTATGGATGCAAACGGTTTTGCTTCAGCAGAGGAGGTGCGGCTGTTTGCCGAAAAATGTACTGGTGCAATTACAGAACTTACGAGCATGGCTCATAAAGTCTTGGAACATGACCCTAATAAAATTGAACAATTTGAAGACATGCTTATACGCAAACAGACAGCATCAAGAAGTGTCATGAAGGAGCTGATGCGAAGAGCTCCTGATACTATTTTTTCGCCTCTACATCGTGTCAGAGTTTCAAAAACAAGGGTGATTTCTCTACAATTTTTGTATAGAAATGAAATCATTGGGGGCAATGGGCAATGGGGATTTGAGTTTTTGCAGACGTCATCCTCTGAGCGTATTATTCGTCGCTTTGGGGTAAATACAGATGATGCTGATAGTGATGAAATAGTTAAGCAACGAAGAAAATTTGAAAATGGGCGGCGCTTCTATGAAAACTTTACGCGTCGTTATGCAGCACTTACTTACTTCAAATCCGATGAAGTACCACAGAGAATATCTTATGTCGTTGATAATTCAGAGGCTTATGAAGACATTTTAGAGGACTTTGGTGAGCAGAAATTTCAAGGCTATGTTTCGTTACTTCTTGTGGATTTAAAGGAAGAAAAGGTAACCAATGAATTTGTCTTCCCACGTCAAGATGGAGGGAGTACAGAAAAATTTTTTTCTGCTCCATTTCCTTCGGATTTAGATGATGACGTGAACAATTTAGTGGATATTGATGAGATTCCATTTTAAGTAAAAGGAGTGGTAGTGTGCTTCAAAAAGGCAGTAAAATTCAAGTATCAGAGAGCGAGGCAATGGAACGGCTCAAATGTCCCGTTTGTGGGAAAAGAGCAGCAGACATCGATGCCAATGGTAATGTGAATTTGGCCCTCAAGTGCCCCAACTGTCATAATATCGTGAAACTCAACTATTCAGGACAACGTACATTATCGAGGCGACGGGTAGTCTGAACATAACACCAACATACCGAGCAATGGAGCCGCTATGAGCTACCGAATGGCCGGATGATGGTAAAGCGAGAGCTTTATCGTCATCCGGCCTTTTTGTGTTCATGGAAATATTTCTAAAAAGTTCGGCCACCACGACTAAATGTGTCCAGTGGGATATTAAGAGGAAGATCTTCCTCTGCTGAAAATATCCAAAATAGTTTCTTCAGAAGTGGTGACCAAAACGGCTCGAACTGTCCGCTTTCTGTTGAGGGGAGTAACTTCTTCGGTAAGTAGTGAGAGGAGATGATGAAAACAAGAAAATCAAGTTTCCCTAGGTAAGTCAATCTGTTGTCCAAGATGGCCATAGGACGGCGGGATGCGAATAGGGGTTCTGACAGCATACGAGCTTGTCAGTATCTCTATGCTCCCACCGTGCTTCTTTATGCCCATTTTTGGAGTGAAGCCCGTGTGTAGTTTTGCATCCTGCCGTTCGGCAAGAACGAAAGGAACGCAAAACTATGAAAATCCAGCTTAACGGTATCATCAAAGACTACTCCGCGCAGGAGGTCAAGGAACTCCTGCAGCAGGGACATCGTTTTCAGCACAGTAAGAAGCTGGGCGTGTATGTCCCCGTCCCGATTCAGATCCACGAAAACGGAAGAATCCGGGATACGGGCATGGATGAACTCGTCCGGCGGAAGACTGCCGGAGAAAAGTTCTTCAAGGCGTCGGGGCGGGCAATTTATGCACCTGTCGATGCTAATCAATACTCCGTCGTCATGCGCCCAATCTGGCGGGAGGATAAGCGGGAAAAGCGTGAGCAACACTGTATCTATGAAGGAAAGCCCTGCTGCGCCAACCGCAGCTGTGATGGATGCTCACATCCCGTGTATCGGACAATCTCTTTAGAACGTGCGGTGGAGGTCAATGACCCGGCACTTCCCGTCCATGAGGATGTCGCCGACACCACAGTCCGCGAGGAGCGTAATCGCAGGCTGTACGAGGCTCTCGCCAAACTCGATCCCATCGACCATGAAATTCTTATCCGCAGGGCGGCGGGACAGTCTGAACGCGAGATTGCTGGTGCTGTCGGCTTCAAATCCAAAGAAAGTGTTCGTAAGCGTATGAAGAAATTCATGCCCAGACTGCAAGAGCAGATTGAGGATATTTTGTAAAATCTGGTGACCAGACTGCGGGCAGGTGTCCTCTTCTTTATAGGAAGGTGAAGATGCCCGCAGTTAATCGAAAGGAAGTGATACCTATGCGGGAACAGAATGAAGTCACAGCAGAGCTTGTGGCGACATTGCGCCGGCTCGTCGATGTCCTTGAGGAAATCGTACAGAGTTCTCAAGGCGAGGAGCAACCGAAGGTCTCGGAATCGGAGGAAGCCTCACCAACACTTGAGGAGGTACGCGCCGTACTTGCGAAACTCTCTGTCGAAGGACACAGTGCCGCAGTCAAGTCACTGATTGCCAAATACGGTGCGGCAAAACTCAGCGAGCTTGCGCCGGAACATTATGTGGCACTCCTGAAGGAGGCTGAGCGCATTGGCACGTAAACACGCCATCCTCTCCGCATCCTCTGCCGCACGATGGATTGCTTGTCCGCCATCGGCGCGGCTCAATGCGGAGCAATCCGATACGCCAAGCGAGTACGCCGCTCAAGGGACAGACGCGCATACGCTCTGTGAGTACAAACTCCGTAAGGCACTTGGTGAGCGGGTGCGCGATCCGACCAAGAAGCTGTCTTCCTATGACAGTGAGATGGAAGAGTGTGCAGAATTCTATGCACAGTTCGTTATGGGGCTTGTGGCGCAGTTCCGCGAGGAGTCGAAGGATACGATGGTGTCGGTGGAGCAGCGCGTCGATTTCTCGGCGTTCGTGCCGGATGGCTTCGGTACAGCCGACACTCTCATCATCTCCGGCAAGACCGTCTGCATTGTGGACTACAAACACGGCAAAGGCATCGAGGTCAGTGCCGACCATAATCCGCAGATGATGTGCTACGCACTCGGGTGCATCCAGATGTTCGACGGTCTGTACGACATCGACTGTGTGCGGATGGTGATCTTCCAACCTCGTCTCGCCAACATCTCGGAGTTCAGCATCTCGAAAGCTGACCTTCTGGCATGGGCGCAAGACACGCTTGTACCTGCGGCAAAGCTGGCACACGCAGGAGAGGGCACGTTTTGTGCGGGGGCGCACTGTCAGTTCTGCAAGGTCAAGGCAACGTGCCGCAAGCGGGCAGAGCACAATCTGGAACTTGCGCGGTATGACTTTGAGATGCCGCCAACACTGGAAGACTCCGAGGTGGAAGCGGTGCTTGCAAAAGCGGACACGCTCGCCGCATGGGTCAGCGACATCAAGGAGTACGCCTTGCAGCGGGCAATCCAAGGCAAGCAGTGGACAGGCTGGAAGCTGGTCGAGGGTCGCTCCAATCGGAAATACACCGACGAGGCGGCGGTCGCCAAAACAGTCAAAGAAGCGGGCTATGAGCCATATGAGCAGAAACTGCTCGGGATTACGGCAATGACCAGTCTGCTCGGAAAAAATAAGTTTGAGGAACTGCTCGGAGGCTTCATCGTAAAACCGCAGGGGAAACCAACCCTCGCTCCCATGAGCGACAAGCGGCCTGCGATGAATACCGCAGCAGAAGATTTTGAAGAAAGTTGAGGAAAACACATCATGGCAAAAGTTATCAATCCGACAAAAGTGATCACGGGTGTCAAGACACGATGGAGCTATGCCAACGTCTGGCAGGCAAAGTCCATCAACGGCGGTACGCCGAAGTTCAGCGTGTCGCTCATCATCCCGAAGAGCGACACCAAGACGGTCACGGAAGTGAAGAACGCCATTCAGGCGGCATACGATGAGGGGCAGAGCAAACTCAAGGGGAGCAGCAAGTCCGTGCCCGCACTCTCGGCGATCAAGAACCCGCTCCGTGACGGAGACATGGAACGTCCGGACGATGCTGCGTACAAGGACAGCTACTTCATCAATGCGAACTCGGCCACAGCTCCCGGTATCGTGGATGCCGCCCGCAATCCGATCATCGAACATTCGGAGGTCTACTCCGGCGTTTACGGACGCGCAAGCATCAACTTCTACGCATTCAACTCGAACGGCAACAAGGGCATCGCTTGCGGGCTGAACAACCTGCAGAAGATTTCTGACGGTGAGCCGCTCGGCGGCAAGACTCGCGCCGAGGATGACTTCGCCGATGAGGACGAGGACTTTCTCAGCTAAATAAGAGTTGACCGACACGGGCAGCGGGGATTCTTCCTCGCTGCCTTTGTCACGGAAGGAGAACATACATGAAGTCCATTTCTATCGATCTTGAAACTCGGAGCAGTGTGGATATTGGGAAAAGCGGCGTATATCGTTACACCGTGGCAGAGGATTTCGCGATCCTGCTCTTTGGATATTCCGTGGACGGAGGCGCGGTGCAGGTCATTGACCTCGTGCGTGGTGAGCGGATTCCGCAGGAAATTCTGGATGCGCTGACGGATGATAGCGTCATCAAGTGGGCATTCAACGCCAACTTTGAGCGTGTGTGCTTGTCGCGATACTTGTCGGACTTTGGGATGCTTCACACTACCGAGCGCGCTTGTTTCCTCAGTCCCCACAGCTGGCGATGCACGATGGTCTGGTCTGCCTACATGGGACTTCCGCTCTCACTTGCCGCCGTCGGACGGGTGTTGGGATTGGAAGAGCAGAAAATGAACGAGGGCAAGGCACTCATCCGCTATTTTTCAACGCCTCCGTTCCACGAACCCACGGGAGCGAAGTGGGAACTCTTCAAGTCTTACAATCGCCGTGATGTCGAAGTGGAGATGGCGATTCAGCAGCGTCTCTTCAAATATCCTGTTCCGCAGTCGGTGTGGGAGGAGTATGTATTAGACCAAGAAATCAATGACCGTGGGATACGTCTGGATATGCCGTTCGTGGAGAATGCTGTCCAGATTGACGCGCTCACCAAGGAAAAACTGACGGGTAGGCTGAAAGCTCTGACCGGGCTTGAGAATCCGAACAGTGTGCTGCAGATGAAGGCATGGCTCAAGGAGCAGGGAGTTGCAGCCGAGTCGCTTGACAAGAAGTCTGTGATGGCTTTGCTCACAACTGTCCAGTCTCCTATCTCCGATGTATTGATGCTTCGGCAGCAGCTTGCAAAGTCTTCGGTGAAGAAATATCAGGCGATGCAGAATACCGTTTGTTCGGATGGACGTGCGCGGGGAATGTTCCAGTTCTATGGCGCGAACCGTACCGGGCGTTGGTGTCTTACTGGTGACCACGAGGTATTAACAAAAGAGGGATGGATACGCTTAGACAAGTGGAATGGCAGTCATATTGCGGTTTGGAACGCAAATAATGAGATGGTTTCATTCCAGTCGGCAAAGGCTCTATGTTTCGAATACAGTGGGAAAATGTATACATATCGTGATACCCGTATCGACCAATGTAGCACTCCGGATCACAAAATGCGTGTGCAGCGTCGCTATGGCTCTGCGTGGGAAGATATGACGGTTGAGGAAATGTCAAAGTGCCGTCCTGCCATTCCCTTCTATGGTTATCGCTATCATCGTGGTTGCGCAAATCCAACTTGGCTTCGTGTTTTGATTATGACGCAAGCAGATGGATTCTATACATCCGATGGAAGCGTCAGATTCAACTTCAAGAAAGAGCGAAAAATTGCTCGTTGCAAAATGCTGCTCCGCAGGGCTGAAATTATGTTTGCCGTACATACATATAAGGACGTCACGAATATCACCATCCCGGCAAGGAATGTTCCTTTATGGCTGCGTCAGTTCAGAACGAAGACTTTCGGATTCTGGCTTCTTGATGAGAATCCCGACATATTTTTTGACGAATTGCCGCACTGGGATGGTCACTGCCCAGCACCGAACAGCATTCAATACAGTACTTGCAATAAGCAGAATGCTGATATTGTTCAAGCTTTGGCACATATGAGCGGCAGGGCTGCAGTGATAAAACTTAAACACCGTAATCTTGAAAAGCACCCCAACTGGAATCAGGCATATGTAGTAGATATTTGGCTAACGCCTAAGAATTGCCACGAAATAAGGATCAAGCCTGAAGTATCTGATTTCAGTGGATCGGTGTATTGTGCCGAAACACCAACAGGATATTTTCTCGTGAGGAGAAATGGAAAAGTTTGGATTACAGGAAACAGTGGACGCCACATTCAATTACAAAATCTTCCTCAGAACCATCTCGCCGACCTTGAGTGCGCTCGTGCCCTCGTGCAGCAGGGAAATTATGATGCACTGGAAATGCTCTATGACTCCGTGCCGGATGTGCTGTCTCAGCTGATCCGCACTGCCTTTATCCCGAAGGAGGGCAGGAAATTCATCGTTGCGGACTTCTCGGCTATCGAAGCACGGGTACTGTCATGGCTTGCCGAGGAACGATGGCGCATGGATGTTTTTGAGGGTAACGGCGATATCTACTGCGCTACGGCGGGCAGGATGTTTCATTGTAATGTAGTGAAACACGGTGAGAACGGGCATCTCAGGCAAAAAGGGAAACAGGCAGAACTGGCGTGTATCGCTGAGGGACAGCTTGTCCTTACGAATGAAGGACTCGTTCCTATTGAGCGTGTTCGCACGGAGCATTTGCTCTGGGACGGAGAAAGCTGGGTCAGCCATGATGGTGTCATTTTCAAAGGCGAACGGGAGGTAATTACCTATGAAGGTCTTACAGCAACCCCGGATCATCTCGTCTGGGTTCAGGGGAAATCGCAGCCGATACAGTTTGGAGATGCCGCCTCCTGCGGCGCACATCTCGTACAAACAGGAGATGGTGGGACAGCAATTCGGCTGGGTGAGAATCATCAGCGCACGGCTCGCGTTTATGACATCAGAAATGCCGGAAAGCATCACCGTTTTACCGTATCGGGAAAATTAGTCCACAACTGCGGCTACGGCGGATCCGTGGGTGCGCTGAAAGCGTTCGGCGCATTGGAATCCGGGATGAAGGAAGATGAACTGAAACCCCTCGTGGATGCTTGGCGTTCGGCAAATCCGAACATCGTGGATTTCTGGTGGGCAGTGGATCGTGCGGCAAAGGACTGCATCAAGGAGCGCAGTACGAAGGTCACGCACGGTATTCGGTTCATCTATCAGGGCGGCATGATGTTCATCGAACTACCGAGTGGTCGCAGACTCTCCTATGTGAAGCCGCGCATCGGAGAGAATCAGTTCGGCGGCGAATCCATTACCTACATGGGACTCGATCTCTCGAAAAAGTGGGCGCGGATCGAATCCTACGGTCCGAAACTTGTGGAAAACATCACGCAGGCGATCAGCCGCGACATTCTCTGCTACGCCATGCAGACGCTGCGAACGATGGACATTGTCGCGCACGTCCATGACGAACTCGTCATCGAATGCGATGAGCGAGTCTCTCTTGTTGCCCTGTGTGAGCAGATGGCGCGAACCCCACCTTGGGCAGACGGACTTCTGCTCCGCGCCGATGGTTTTGAATGCGCATTCTATCAGAAAGACTAATTTCCATCCTCCTGCAAAAATCAGGAGGATTTTTGGTGACCAAAACCTCCCGGTTCGTCCTCTTACTGATGAGAGGAATTAACTAGGTTTCAAAAGGGAGGAAATCTTATGTTCTATGTTAAGGAAAACATCAATGACACTCTGGAGGTCACGGTGGAAATCAATGACGAGAATGTCTTCTGCCGCTGTCCGCGCTGCGGAGCGGAAGTGCCCGTCGATTTCAACGAGTTCTTCGGCGATGCGGAGTTTGACCTCTTTGGTACGGCGATCTGCTGCACGGAATGCAGCAGGAAGATGAGGTGCGAGAAATGATTGAGAGAAGAAACCACGAGGGCTACGCCGACCCAACGGCGTATGCCGCTCTTACCAAGGTATTCCGACAAAATCAGTTTACCTATATCTGCTCTCCCTATCGGGACAATCCGCGCGTCAACGTCATGCGGGCGCGGCAGTACTGCAAGTTTGCTGTGAGCAAGGGGCGCATTCCTCTTGCGCCGCACCTGTACTTTCCGCAGTTCCTGTCAGAGATTGATGAGCGCGGGAAGGTGATGTCCATGAATCTCGAGCTTCTGAGGCTGTGCGGCGAGGTCTGGGTGTTCGGCGACCGAATCACCGAGGGCATGGCAGCGGAGATTGCTCATGCCGAGAGACTGCGGAAGAACATCCGCTATTTCACAACAAAATGCGAGGAGGTACTTGCTCCATGAAAATCGCTGTCTGTAACCGCAATACCGAGAAGCGGTACAAAAACAAAGAAATGAGCTGGGAGGACATCAAAGAGCGCAACCGTCATCCCATCCGTACCTCGGAAACCGTGGAAGAGTACCCGAAACTGCCGAAGGCACAGCGGGATATTGCCAAAGACCAGGGCGGCTTTGTCGGCGGCTGGCTGAGAGGCGGCATTCGGAAGAAAGGTCATGTCATCAGCAGAGAGTGCGGTGCGCTCGATGCTGATCACATTCCCGAAGGGGAGGATTTTCTCGGTAAAGCATTGTCCGTGCTTGCGGGCGCACGTTTCTTCATCTACTCCACACACAGTCATGCGCCACAACATCAGCGGTATCGTCTCGTGATGCCCTTCTCCCGTGAAGTCAGTGAGGAAGAATATGCGCCGTTCATGCGTATGGTCGCGAAACAGATCGGCATGGAGTATTTCGATGACTCCACCTATCAGGCAAACCGCATGATGTACTGGGCTTCCTGCCCGTCCAACGGCGAGTTCATATTTGAGGAGCAGGACGGTGATCCGCTGGATGTGGATGCCTATCTTGCCAAATATGATGATTGGCGGGATGTGACGCAATGGCCGGTATCTTCTCGCCAGTCCGAAGCCGTAAAGCACAGTGTCAGCACACAGGCAGATCCGCTTCAGAAAAGTGGCATCGTCGGAGCCTTCTGCCGTGCCTACAGCATCGAGGAAGTCATTGAGAAACATCTCTCCGATGTCTATACACCGTCGGCGGTAGATGGGCGTTATGACTACATCCCCGGCGAAGGAACGGCGGGTGTGGTCGTCTATGACGGCAAATTCGCATACTCGCATCATGCAACCGATCCTGCCTCCGAAAAACTCCTGAACGCATTTGACCTCGTTCGAATCCATAAGTTCGGTGACGACGACTCCAAGAAGTCCTTTGCGGCGATGGCAGAACTTGCCAGTCGCGATGAACTCGTTTCCTCCTTGCTCCTCGCCGAGCGGAGGGAGACGGCGGCACAGGATTTTGAGGGCAGTGATTGGGAGACGGCACTCGTTCGTGACAAGAACGGCGTACTGGTCAACTCCCTGCGCAATTTGAAACTCATCATGGAGCATGATTCGGTCTTGAAGGGGATCGTATTCAACCAACTGGCGGACAATATGGAAATTCGGGGAGAAGTCCCGTGGAAGCATCCGGGGAGGTTCTGGCGGGATGCAGATGACGCGCAGCTCATCTGCTATGTAGACGATCACTATGGAACGTTCTCGGCACGAAACTATGAGATTGGTGTGACCAAGGTCGCCGACGACCGATCCTATCATCCCATCCGTGAGTTTTTAGACAGTCTGCCGCCGTGGGATAAAGTCCCGCGTCTGGACACCCTGCTCATTGATTATCTTGGAGCACCGGATAATGCCTATGTACGTGCAGTCACGAGAAAGACACTCTGCGCCGCTGTTGCAAGAGTGCGGAAACCCGGCATCAAGTTTGACAACATTCTCGTTCTGAACGGACCGCAGGGTATCGGAAAGTCCACGATTGTGGCACTTCTGGGCGGCGAGTGGTATTCCGACAGCCTGTCTCTGACCGACATGAACGACAAGACCGCAGCCGAAAAACTCCAAGGCTACTGGATCATGGAAATCGGAGAACTTGCGGGCATGCGGAAAGCCGACATCGACAAGGTCAAGGCGTTCATTTCGCGGCAGGATGATAAATACAGAGCCAGTTTCGGGCGGCGTGTTACCCCGCATCCGAGGCAGTGCATTTTCTTTGGCACGACCAACTGCGAGGGTGCATATCTCCGTGACGGTACAGGAAATCGCCGCTTTTGGACAGTCAAGACACCGGGCGGGAAAAGGAAGCCGTGGGATCTCTCTTTGGAGGAGATCAAGCAGATTTGGGCAGAGGCAGTCGCAAGATACGATGCTGGGGAATCCCTCTACCTTGACGCAGAGTTGGAGTCCGTGGCGAAAGCCGAGCAGGATGCCGTTACGGAGCAGGATGAGCGTGAAGGATTGGTGCGGCTCTATCTGGATGAACTTCTGCCTGCCAACTGGAATCAGATGGGGCTTTATGAACGGCGGGACTTCCTGAGCGGCGACGATCTTTCCGCACGAGGGACAGAAAAGCGGCAGACCGTCAGCAATATGGAGATCTGGTGTGAATGTTTTGGCAGACGGAAAGAGGATCTGCGTCCCATCGACAGCTATGCCATCGCTGCCATTATGGCAAAGATCCCCGAATGGCAGAAACTGCCCGAGCCGAGACGCATCCCGATCTATGGCAAGCAGAGAATTTACAGCCGCTTGTGACTTGTGCCAGAGTTGTTCCACGTCCGAAGCCTTGCTGTATAAGACTTCGGTACAAGGGAACAATATTTATATATTAAATAAAATATAAAAAAATAAATAGTGAGCGCGCGGGTATACACATACGCGTGTAAAGCAAAATTTCCTGTGCATCGTTGTTCCAAAAACCATCGGAAGCCTTGATATGACTGGATGGAAGGATGGAACAAGCACATGGAACGGAGTGTGGAACAGGAGAACAGGATGCGGGAAAAAGACATTGAGCAGGAACTTGCAGCAAGAACCAGAGCGATGGGCGGCATCGCACCAAAGTTTACCTCGCCGGGATTCGATGGAATGCCCGATCGACTGGTGCTTTTGCCCGGCGGCAGAATGGGTTTTGTGGAACTGAAAGCACCGGGCAGAAAGCCGAGACCACTTCAACTGGTACGGCACAGACTGCTTCGGCGGTTTGGATTCAAGGTGTATGTGATTGACGAGATAAATCAAATTGACAGCGTATTGGAGGAAATCGACCATGAATGAACTTACGGTATTGGAACACAACAGCATCCGTGTCATGACCACGGAGCAGCTTGCCGAGGCGTATGGATGCAGGGCAATTCATATCCAGCAGAATTTTAAGAACAACAGGGCGCGATTCGTTGAGGGGAAGCATTACTTCAAACTTGAAGGTGCTGATCTCAAGGCTTTCAAGGACTCACTCGAAAATATCGAGTCAGTTGTCGGGAGTCGCGCACCGTCTCTGATTCTTTGGACGAAACAAGGGGCGGCGCGTCACAGCAAAATGCTCGGAACTGAGCGGGCGTGGGATGTTTTTGATGAGCTGGAAGAAAGCTACTTCAACGCTATGAGGAACATTACACCCGAGGAATTCCTGCTGTACAGCGCACAGCGAATGGTGGAACAGGCGAAGGCAATCAAGGCGGCAAATGCCCGCATCGACAAGGTGGACGAGAGGCTTCTTGAGGTCGAGTCCAAGCAGATGACCATCGATGAGCATCACTACACCATCATCGGCTATGCCAATCTCAGGGGAGTTCGTGGCGTGAGTCGCGATGCTGCAGCAAGGCTTGGACGCAGAGCGTCGGCGATGTCCAGAAAGCAGGGTTACCACATCGGCAAGGAGTACGATGCAAAATATGGCTTGGTGAACACCTATCATGTGGATGTACTGCAGGAAGTGTTTCGGTAATGGAAAAGTTGATTTTACAGATCGGAGGTGATACCCCGTGAAGTTCATACCGCATGATTACCAACAGTACGCCATCGACTTTATCGAGAGTCATCCGACTGCCGCCGTACTCCTTGATATGGGACTTGGAAAGACTGTGATTACTCTCACAGCCCTCAATGACCTGCTGTTTGACCGATTCGAGATTTCCCGCATTCTCGTTATCGCGCCGCTCCGTGTGGCACGAAACACATGGCCGCAGGAGATCGGAAAGTGGGAACATTTGAAGCACCTCCGCTATGCCGTCGCAGTCGGAGCAGAGAAAGACCGGCTTCAGGCACTTCGGCAGCAAGCCTCCCTCTACATCATCAACCGCGAGAACGTGCCGTGGCTCGTGGAGAAAACAGACTTCACCTACGATGCTATCGTGATTGACGAACTCTCCTCGTTCAAGAATTGGAGCAGCAAGCGATTCAAGGCACTCATGAAGGTTCGTCCCTTGGCAAAGAGAGTCATCGGACTGACGGGAACGCCATCCGGCAACGGCTTGATGGATCTGTTCGCAGAGTTCAAGGTACTCGACATGGGACAGCGTCTGGGGCGGTTCATTACGAAGTATCGTCAGGATTACTTCGTGCCGGACAAGCGCAACGGGCAGGTGGTGTTCTCCTACGTTCCCTTGCCCGGAGCCGAGGAGCGAATTTATGAGAAGATTGCCGACATCACCATCTCCATGAAAGCCGCCGACCATCTGAGGATGCCCGAGCTGATCGAGAGTGAGTACAGTGTCCGCATGGATGAGGCTGAGAAAAAGATGTACGATTCGATGTGTGAGCAGTTGGTTTTGCAGATGAAGGGCGATGAGGTGACGGCGGCAAATGCCGGTGTTCTGTCCGGGAAACTCGCGCAGATGGCAAACGGTGCAGTCTACACCGACGATGGCACGACATTGCATATACATGACCGCAAACTTGATGCCTTGGAAGACATCATCGAGAGCATGAACGGCAAGCCGCTCCTCGTTGCGTATTGGTTTCGGCATGACGCAGAGCGCATCGAAAAGCGCGTGCCATGTGTCCGACTGGATACGGATGACGCAATCGCCCGATGGAATCGCGGAGAGATCCCCGTTGCTCTCATCCATCCGGCGAGCGCAGGTCACGGGCTGAACCTTCAGAGCGGTGGTTCAACCTTGGTGTGGTTTGGCATCACATGGAGTTTGGAATTCTATCAACAGACCGTGGCGCGGCTCTATCGACAGGGGCAGAACTCAAACACCGTGGTGGTGCAGCACATCATTGCCGAGGGGACGATTGACGAGAAAATCCTCCGTGCCTTGAAACGGAAGGACAAAACACAGGCGGCACTGATTGAAGCCGTCAAAGCGGAGGTAACATCATGAACTATGAGATTCTGGCAAATGCCATCGTCGAACAGGCGGCAAAGGATTATCGGTGGGCTAGGGCGGCACTCGGCAAAGACGCAGAGAATGTTGTAGCGACAGCGATGCGTTCTGAGACAGAGCGGTTCTTTCGTTCCGCATGGTTCGGACAGCTGACAAGCATAGACGGAGAGTGGCTGCTTGAAAAGTTGGAGGGGGAATTTGCATGACAGCAAAAGAATATCTCAGTCAGGCATGGAACATTGACCGACGAATCAATGATAAGGTCGCCCATGTATCGCGGCTGCGTGACATGGCAACAAATGTGAGCGCCGTCATCAGCGATATGCCAAAGAGTCCAAGTCCGAACAATCAGCGGATGGAAACCATCATCGCTCGTCTGACCGACACGGAAGATGAGATCAATGCAGACATCGACCGTCTGATCAATCTGAAACTCGAGATCATGAATACGATCTGGCAAGTTGAGGATGAAAACTCTCAGATGGTGCTAGAGCGTCGCTACCACAGCTTCAAATCATGGGAAGATATTGCAGCGGATATGAGCGTCAGCATTCGATGGGTACACAAGATTCATGCCAAGGCACTGGATGAAGTTGAAAAAATTTTGGAAAAAAGACAGCAGAGTTCATCCGAGTTCACATAAGTTCACAAAGGTTCACGTTGCGTTCATAGGGTTGACAGTGATATGATAGACTCAACAAGAATAGGATATGGAATCAGCCTTCTCGGAGAAGCAATTCTCCGCGAGGGCTTTTTTGATGGAGAAACGTGATGCCGAGAAAGCCGAAGCGTCCCTGTCGAATGACAGGCTGTCCGAATCTTACGGATCGAAAAAGCTGTTACTGTGAGGCGCACGAAAAAGTTATGCAGCGACACTATGAGAACTTCACGCGTGGGTACGATCAGCACGAGAGGTATGGCAGCGCGTGGCGCAGGATTCGTGATCGTCACTTGGCGGGGCATCCGCTCTGTGAGATGTGCAAAGAGCGGGGGAGATATGTCCTCGCGACGCTTGTGCATCACATCCGACCGATTTCGGATGGTGGTACAAACGATGAACGCAATTTGATGTCGCTCTGCGTCTCCTGCCATGAACAGATTCACCAGCGCGGCAGAGGCGATGGATACCCCCTAGGGGGCGGTTAAATCTCTAAAACCGCGCCGTTACTGGACCGGGGAGGGGGCGTACGCACAAAAACGTCGGTTCAAACGGGGTATTAAAGGAATGGGGGCGAGAAGATGGCGCGTGACGGTACAAATCGCGGTGGACGGCGCATCCGGGCGGGAGATAAACCCGAACCTCTCGCAGATAAAATCGCGGGTGGGCGAACAGCGCACATCATGGAGTTCCCGATGATGGAACTGGACGGTACAGACCTTGTGGACGCCGCCGACCTCTATGGGGAAGAGATGCCAACCCCGAGCGAGTTCCTATCTGCAAGGCAGCGCAACGGAAAGCCGCTCGGCGCGGATGAAATTTTTCGCGAGACATGGCTGTGGCTGAAGGAGCGCGGCTGTGAGCGTCTCGTGAATCCACGGCTCATTGAAAGCTATGCGCAGGCATTTGCCCGCTTCATCCAGTGTGAGGAGGCAATGAGTCAATACGGGCTCATCGGCAAGCATCCGACCACCGGAGGGGCAATAGCAAGCCCCTTTGTCCAGATGGGGCAGGCATTCCAGAAACAGTCCAATTTGCTCTGGTATGAGATATTCGACATCGTAAAGCAGAACTGCACCACCACATTCGTCGGCTCTCCGCAAGAGGATCGGATGGAACGGCTGCTGCGCTCGAGGAAGTAGGGAGGGAAGTCATTTGAACAAAACAACATCGGAGATGAAGCTCGTTCCAATCGAGAGACTCGTTCCGTATGCCAACAACGCACGGACACATTCGCCCGAGCAGATCAATAAGCTGCGCGGCAGTTTGCGGGAGTTCGGATTCGTCAGTCCCGTCATTATCGACAAGGACTACGGCATTCTCGCAGGACACGGGCGCGTTATGGCTGCACGGGCAGAGAACATCGAGCAAGTTCCATGCGTATTCGTCGATCATCTGACGGAGGCGCAGAAGAAGGCATACATCCTCGCGGACAACCGTTTTGCACTCGACGCAGGCTGGGACGAAGAT